AATCAACAAAAGCACCACAAGTCTTAGGTGAAAGATTCACCTGCTCGATGGTTTGCTGAGACTCAGTAGGAGAAGACCCCTCGCCTACCCAATAAGCCGTGGCCGCGGCCGACTGCTTCGGAATTGAGATGTTGCCGTTAATGCCACTCAAAGTGGTCATGCCAGCGCCAGCTAACGCAAGCTTGTTGCGCAGCAGGTCAATAAACGATCCGCTCAGCAGCACATCTTCAACAAGGTTGCCCCCAGCAGTTGCTGTGCCAACGTTCAAATCACGACGCAGCACCTCGTTAGGAACCACGATGCCGTTAGAAGAACGGTCGTACTTCTTGGCTGCTTCTGTTCCGACCTCAATTTCAAACTCAGCCTCACGACGCGCTGATGCATCGCTCTGATTAGCCAAGAAATTTAGAGCGCGAACAAAGCTGAAGCGCTTAGTTTCCTGCTTTGAAAGGCCGAGGTCATTGGAAGTGACATCGGTAGAACGGATGGGCTGTTCCACTTGAGAAGTTCCGATTTTTTCGAGGATTGCAGCACGAGCTTCATCAATGGAGTTGTCTCCATCAATTAGTTCTTGAGCTAGATCTGCCATGCGGTGCTGAGCGCCCAGGGCATTGATGGCGGCAACGCGGTCTTTTTCGGCCTTTTTAGCCTCCGACCGGATCACCTCCAGGTTTGGAGCTTGATCTTCCATAACAGGAGTGGGTGTAGATGCGGTCGTGACCGCTGAGCGAGTTTCCTGTTCTTCAACAGGAGCTTCGTTTGCAATAATAGTGTCTTCAGGTTGAGAAGATTCAGTCAGAGCAGCGTCTGGCGAAAGGAGTGACCGTCCAATTCCAATTGTTGGATCAGCCGGAATTGAAACAAGGCTCAATTCATGAACAGACCAACGTGTCGCAAGGAGGCCTTCTTCTTTTTCCTCGGCATCATCAATCTGATAACCGAATGAAATTCCACGCAAGATGCCGTCTTTAACGTCATCTAAGTACTGCTTTGCAAAATCAGAGCGTGAAAAACGGATTTTTGCATAAGCACGTTTTTCTTCCTCATCCAGATAGGCACGCTCAACCACTCCCAAAACTTTGTTCGGATCGTGGTTAAACAAAAATGGCGCACCATCGTTCAAGCGCATAAAGTCCGGCGCACCGGCCTCATGGCTCAACACTTCGTCACCAAAGTATCTTTTGACTGGATACTCTGAGCTGAACGGAAACTCGAAGCTGCGATCCTCTCCGGGAAGACTTCTGATGACAGAAGCCTCAGTGCGACTAAGAGGCTCTCCAAGCTTGGTCCGCTTAGAAGTCTCCTCAACCTCTGCTTCCCGGATGGGGGCAATCTTGGTCAACGTGCTAAATCGATGACCAACACGAGTATCAGTTTTTTCACCGTTGCGATAAACGCAAATCAAGGCAGCAGGGTCATCCTCTGTGCCATTGATGGTGAAAGACGAATCTGGAACGTCGATGCTGCCATCGCGCTCGATTCGCTCGATTAAGCCACGAGCGCGACCACCAGAGCTGTTCCAGGAGACAAAGTCCCCTACTTTCAGCGCGTCAGGTGCAGCTCGTTGAGTTTCAGGTTCCATAGCCTTTTCGTTGGTGGCGGGCTCGAACTCAAGAGGTTCGTATTCATTATCGCGAAGCCACTGTCTAGCTTCACTAGCCGTAAAACGACTCAGTTTGAATCTTATCGACTGCAGCTCCAACGGTTCGTCATCCTCGACAATACCGAAAATGAAGTCAATTCCAGCTCCACCACCATCATTAGAGCGCCTAAATTCGTTAAAACGCTCAGGATTCAACAACCGAGCTGCATGCTCGTTGGGATAAGGACGCTCCATTTCAATAACTTCTGAACGTTCACGCGCAGCTTTTATACGTTTTGACCTTGCATCAGACCAAGATTTTCCTGCATCGCCACCCCATGCAGCCCATGCCACTCTTCCATTACTCGGATAACCCTCCTCTCCAGGGCTAAATCCCTTGCCTTGCTTGTCTACCTCATGCCTTGCAAACCAAGCCGACATTTGAATCACAGTGTCTGGGCTTAACTCATTACCACTCAAAATTTGAGTCGCTCTGGTGCGAGCAACATCAGTGCCACCTCCTTCACCTTCAGATTTCCAGTCCCTGTAACGCTGAGCTTCGGTCCTCATGCCTTCGTTGGGCATGAGGTCAATCTCAACTCCGTTTACGTTTGCCATTGCTCTGTTTGCGAGTGGGTTGAGCCTGTGGTGATTCAAGCAACTCAAGCTGCGTACCTTCGTCCGTCAAATCCAAATCCTTATCCAACTGAATGCCAGCTTCAGCAGCAAACTGTTGCTCCCTTGCTAAGGCGCTAATCGTCTCGTCGTAGTCGCCGCCTGAATAAGACGAAATAACGTCAGCTTTACTCAAGTAGCCAGCCTGCTCTGCCTCGCGGAAAGCCTTGACCTCTTTCAAAGGATCAACCCAGCTCCAACCCCTTGGCATCCACTTGGCTTTGTTGTACCGCTCGGGACGCAGCTCATAATCAGCAAACGTAAGTTCGCCAGATAACACAGCAAGGCTTAGCCACTCCTTGAAGACACGTCTATGCAGGCTATCGATCAAGTACTTCTGGACAACCCTCCAGTGCTCACGATCCTCAAGCAGACTCAATCTGCTGCTGCTGTAGTTGGTGTCGCTGAAATCACGAGACAAAGTCTCGTAAGAACAGCCAAAGCCTGAGGCAAACCGTCGGATCTTATTTTTTACAAACATCTCAAATTGTTGATCCGGTGAATCAATATCAGGAACTGAAACGGATTCGCCTGGCGAAAGATACTTAAATGTTCCTGGCTCAAATTCACTTATTCTCTGACTGTTTTCAACGTCATCTGCAATCAGTTCTCCCTCGTTATTTGTAATGAAGCCCATGATGCTCGCGCCTGCACGAGCACGAATAACAGCAGCTTCTTCATACCCCTGAAGCTGATGCACATCAGCCATCACACTGTGGAACCAAGGCACTCCTCTGTTTTGCCCAGGACGTTCCGGCATAAACAAATGAATGATGTCATCCGCTGGTAAGAACAGGTGTTTTACGCTTGCTGACGGATGCCCCCCAACAAAATTATCGCCAGGATGTCTAGTAAGAATCGCGTAACGAACAGGACGACCCCACTCGTCTACTTCAACACCATTTCTCCACTCATTTGCTGCATTTGATTTTGGACCGCTGTAGTCCTCGTCAAGCAAATCGCTTTCCAACATCTGCAGCGCAATTGGTATCTTTGAGCCACCGAAAGGCCTCCTTACGATCCTAAAGATCGCCTCACCCGACTCGCACATTGCCCCTGCAGCAAGCCACTCAAACTCTTGAAAGTTATGCTTGCCAGCGCAGTCACAGCTATCAGCATGTGACCACTCTCGCCACTTAGATTCGATTGCTTGATTGATTCTGTTATCTCGTTTGTTGCCACGCAATTGCAGCACTTGAGATTGCAGCTTGATGCCACTACCTACAACATTAATCTGTGTAGTTCTTTTGGCCTGTCTTGCATATGGATTGTTCCGCACCATCTCGCGAGAACGATCACGCAAGCGACGCAAATTACCTTTGATCTCAGCGTCAGCACTCGACTGGCTGGTCATCCAGTCAGAAGTGAGCCGAGAAACAATCGCACCGTTATAAGCACGACGCATTGGCTTGGGATTACCAAAACCCAAAAAACCCATGAGGCGAGTCCGAATACCCATGATCAGTTGAACCTCACGAACATGTTGCGGGGATTACCAAGGCCATTAGCAATTAATTCAGCTTGCTCTTCACGCTTCACCTCAGCCTTATATCGCGCCTCAAGCTGGATTAAATCAGCCAAGTCATATCGTTTGAGGTTTCTATTGCCAATCTTGTATTCCTGAACCGCACCTCCTGCTACAAGCGTGCGGATCGCAGCTTGAATTGCTTCTAGGTCTTGCTTGACCTGACTGCGACCGTCATATGCGCCAGGTCCGCTCGTGTAAGCAAGATTGTCCTCAACAGTCAGATTGCCGTAGCCAAGCGTGAAAGCTTCTGATCCTCTGGTGGCAACTGCCTGCCAATACCAAGTTCCAGAGTCAAAATCAGCACTATCTGTGGCTGAAATTGTGAACTCCCAGCCAGTGTTGAACGCACTGCCTGTTGATGTGTGCGCCTCGCTGCCCTTGTTGAACCTCAAGTAATACTTGAGTGTCCACTCGTCACTTTTGATCTCATTGCCGAAAACATCCGTCGTGGGATCATCTCTCCACTTAACGGTGTCACCAGCCCGGATCTCGCTTGGGATGTTCACGGGGGCTACCAGCTTTGGACGAAATTACGGCGTTTAGACCGTTTTTGTTGCTTTGATCCTAGCTGAGACGGCTTATTAGGCTCATTACGCCGCTCAAACTGATCCCAAATGCTGCGGCGGTCATATTTCTGATACAAACGGTGCAATGCGGCATATGCATAGACCATTTCATCCAATGCTTCGTTAGGACTCTGGCTTTTTTTGACCCAGACTCGCTCTGGGAAACCATTTCGATATCTGAGCACTTGACGCTCGGCTGTTAGCTCTTGAAAGTAGTCAGGACCAACAGTTGGGTAAAAGTGCAGGTAGCCAGGGCCAGGGTCATTATGTTTTAGACGGCCAAACAACAGAGACTTGACCCCATCTACACCAACAGGGAAAAGCTGAGCGCCATTCTTCATCGCTCGACCTTTGAAGTTGATATCAACCTTGCTTGGCTTGCCTAAAGGCGGCTTACCTTTCTGGCCCATACCTTTAATCGCAATCACACCCATTGCTGAGCGCTCTCGCGCATAGCCATACACCTCTTGGGTGTGGTGACCACCAGAGTCAATGCAGCAAACCTCAATATTCAGCTTCCGACCATCCTCCGTTTCATACGGATTCTGAAGCACCTCATCTAGCTGCTTCCATACTTCCGGGCGGGACGGTGATCCATGAAGAACCACTCGATCAACCAGATAAGCCTCTTCATCTCTAGCCCATCCCCACACTGACAAACTCAGTCTGTCGTCCTGACAGTCACAGCCACAAGTCAGCAACAAGACTTCAGCTGGTGGGCATTCTTGCTTGTACTTTTCTTCAGCAGCACGTTGCATCAATGATTCGCCGCTCATCTTGCTTGCATACTCGTCTTCCCATACCTCGCCAACAATTGTGTTTACCCAAGTTTTGAGCTGTTCTGCGTCATGCTTCGCCTCAAGAAACTCCTCGACCAGATTTGACCATGCAGCATTCGGGCTGTAGCTATAGGCAGCCCAAATGTGGAAACCTGCGTGCTTGCCATTGAACGGACCAGTACTCCGCCACTCGCCACGCTCAACCATCCACCTCTTTTTTGAATGCGGAATCTGGTGCTTGCACTTCTCGCACTCGTAGCAAGCCGTTGATGGATCGTCGTTGAACCACTTGATCTGTGGCCAACGTAAATACTGCATATGTCCGCATTTCGGACACGGGATGTAGTAACGACGTTGATCTGACTGCTCATACATTTTCTCAATCCGACTGAAGTCCTTCACAGTCGGCGTAGAGCCAGAAACAATCTTCCGGTTCCAGTAGTACTCAGTACGTCTGATGCCCAGCTTGATTTGGTCGCCCTCTGATCCAGCTGAAGGCGGGTAACCATCGACCTCGTCAAACAACACAATCCGCCTGCTCACACGACGGAAACCTCGCGGTGAGTTAGCTCCAACAAGACTCAGCGTTCCACCTGGAAACTGCTTTTGCAGAATCGTGTTCGCACCATCCTTTGCTTTTGCCTCACTGACCAAGCCCTTCAGCACAGGTGTGTCACGCAGCATCGGTGCAATCTCTTCCTTCGAGTAGCCCTGAGCGTCTTCAATCGTTGGTTGCACCAGCATGATTGGCGCTGGATCTTGGTGGATGTGATACCCAATCACATGGTTCAAAATCTTTGAGTAGCCCACCCGAGCTGACTTCATTACCGTCACCTGCTCGATCTTCGGATCGGTGATCGCATCCATCATTCCTTTCTGGTACGGCAGCGTGCGCCATCGACCACCCTCAGCACTTGACTCCGCACTGAGAAACGCATTCTCGTCTGCCCATTCACTCAAGCTCAGCTTTTTTGGTGGCTTAAACGCCAGCAATGCTTTTTTCTCTAGCAGTTGGATATTGCTCATTCCTCGCCCTCCCCTGACAAGTCTTCAAGTGTTTCGCGCACAATATCTTCTAAACAGGCCATCGCTGCAGCATCTAGATCTGGAATCCTTTGCTTTGCCTTAGTAGGAATGCCCAGCATCTTGCCCCTAGCCAGCGTGATCACCTCAAGCCACTTCGCCTCAACTTCATCTACTGGAACCAGCTTGCCGGCTTTGGTTTGACGGTCTAGCTCCAACAGTTCAGCCTTCAAGTACTCCGTTCTTGCCCTGCTCTCGTCGTAATCAGGGATGTACTCCTGGGTGCGTGAAATGCGTGGCTCAGCTTTTTGCTGTGACACTTTTTGCTCAGGCTTTGCTGTCTCTAGTTCCTTGAGTTTCTTATGAGCGGTAGTATTACGGGTTTGCGTGTTCTTCCGATAGTCCTCTGCGAGCGTGGACGTATCAATTCGCTTTCGACCTTTCTCGTCAAAAACAATTTTTAGACGGCCTTTTGCAACGGCGTGGTGAACTGACGGTGGCGTAATGCCGAGAATTCGTGCTGCTTCGGACTGAGTAACTAGTGCCATCAGGCTTTTACAAGAAAATCAAAAAATGCAATGTGCAATGTGACCGTAGAACTTTTTTGTGCTGCTTGGAGATAGTGACCACACTTTTAGATTAGTTTAAGCGCTTGTGCCTAGATAAATAGAGCGGCCCGAAATACCT